TGAATATATACGTCATTGAGTTTATCAACGATAATATTTTGCATATTATATAATGCCAGAAGTAAACTTTTTCCAGTCTATAGCATTTTTAATTTGAAAACCACGATTAGAAATAATCTTAACTGTTTTATCTAGGTAGTCAACGATACTTTGTATATAAGTTACTTTTTGTTCCAACTTAATAAGTTCATCATCTGATTTAAGATATTTGTCAACATCTTGTTTTAATATTTTTAGATTAAATGGTTTTACTTGATACACACTTGGGTCTGCCTTGCCTGTATAGTATTCCCATTTATCTCTTGTTAATCTGGCCAAATCTTGTTCAGCTTTCTTTAATAGATTAGTATATTGATTATGAAACTTCATATACTTGTTATGTAGTTGTGGTGTTTTTAATGATTCTAAATCAAGTTCAGTATCATTTATTTTTAGGTCTTTGTCGGCGAGTGCCTGCAGCTCATCAAAGGTCATAATATCTCCATTATATTGTTTTAATTATTTAGTTTATAATTAAGTAGTGGTTTCTGTAGTAATACTGTCGCCAATACCAGCAAACTCGTATATACTATATTCAAATGTTACAGTTGCTGTGAGATAATCCACATCTGTAGCTTGTTGATTATAATCTAAACTAGATAGTGATGTTGGATATAAATTTCTAAATCTGACTTCTATATTTGAATTATTCTTACTTGTTAATATAAACAAAGTTGCATCTGAATATAAACCACCATCATCCTGTACAGCTTTATTTACTTTACCTAATTCATCATTTGTGCCTACGTTTTGAGTTGTGGGAAATCTATCTGTACCTGCACCTTGTAATGTACCAAATTGACTATAATCTTTAGGAAAACCAACACCAGTTAACCAACCATGTATTTCTCTATAATTTTCTAAATTTTCATCTACCAAAAATGATACAGATAATGCTTCATATTGAAGTCTATCACCTGGTAAAGGTATATCCTTTAAAGGTGTAATTTGTTCAGCCGTACCTAAACTAAGACCAGGTACATTTGCAGCTGTACAAAAATATTCTACCTTGGGAAGTTTAATTATACTAAATTTAAACTGCGTGGGTGACGCATAGTCTAATTTAGTTGGTTGTCTGTTAATTGAGTTTATAGTAGTCATACTACTATTTATCTGTTTCCTTATCTACTTCTTGCCACTCTTTTTCAGTAGATTTATTTTCAAGTTGTTTTTCAGGCTCAGTTAATACGTTGTCTTTTTGTTGTACCTTTTCAATTTTTTTTTCTAATTCATCTAATATATTGGGTTCTGAATTTAAGTATTTTAATCCATGTGCAACTAGTGTAAGAAAGGCACCTACTACGAGTATGCCTAAAAGTTCTTTAAATGGTGTTTTCATACTTTTATTTATAAGACCAAAAAAAAGGGGTGACTTTTACATCACCCCTTTTTAAATATTGTAATAAACAAATATTACATAATGTTCGCAACTTGAACACGTCTGTAGTATCTGTTTGAGTTGATTGCACCAACACCATCAGCAGTGATTGAACCACTTGCAGAAGCACCAGCAAAAGGGTTCGCAACTAGACCATATCTAGTTTTGAATCCAATTTTTGGTTGGAATGAATCTTGGCCAACTGCTCTTACCATTTGTAGTGGTACATATGGGCAGTAGAATAAACCAGAGTCATACGGTGAAGTTCCTTTGTAACCAACAACATAGTATTGTTTAGCAGGTGATGCATTTGAAGCTAAATTAGCAGCATATGGATCAATGTAAACTTTGTACTTACCGTTTAAAACACCAGCAAAAGTATTACCAGTATCATCAACGTTTAGGTTGTTGTTTAACGCAGGAGTGTAATCTAACACACCAGCCATTTGCAATGCACTAGCAACATCTGAAGAACAGATAATAATATTACCTTTTCCTCTTCTTGTTCTTTGTGCGATTGTATTTGCATCTCTCTCAACTTGGAACATTAGTCCTTTGAATCTTTCAACAGACCATCTTCCATTTGAGTCAGTATCTAAATCAAAGATACCAGCAGTTGTTGTGTTGATTGCAGCGTTAGCATTATCGTTATCAGCAGCACCTGCTTCAGCAGTTCTGTAAACTGTTCTTACAACTTCTCTATTGATTTCAGCTAAGATTTCAGCAGATAAGATGTTTGATAATTCAGTTTCAGCGTCTAAACCATGAATTGCTTTTAAATCTTGAGCAAGTTCCATAGTGTATTCTGCTTTAAGAGCTCTTGACTTAGCAGTAACAGTTGATTTCTCAATTGAGAAAGCCATTTCAGCAAAAGAGTTACCAGAGGCATCTCCTAAAGCTTCAGCAGCTGCTGTAGTCATACCAGTACCAGTTGTGTAACCAGTTGAAGTACCGATTGAGTCATTAAGTACAGCTGGGTTTTCGCCAGACTGTGCTGTTGATGAGAATCCATCTACAGATGAACCAGCGGCATTTCTACCACTGAAATCTGTATCAGCTTCGTCAAAAAGAGCTTCAGAACCTGATTGACTTGCATATCTGCTTCTCATAGCAAATATCAAACCAGTTGGTCCTGACATAGGTTGTACACCAGCAATATCGTAAGCGATAAGGTTTGGCATAGCTCTTCTAACTAGACTAATTAAAATAGGATTCCAATTTTGTATTGAAGAACCTGTTGCATTAGTAGGAGCTGCTTCGTTTAAAAACTGGGCATCTTCTTTTAACGCTTTTTCCTGGTTCTCTAATACCATTGAAGTAACGGCTCTTTTGTAACTATCCTTGACCTCTGGAAGATCAGGATGATCCAAAACGGGCTGCCACTTTTGTTGTATTGATTCAGATAAAAACATTTTTCTATCTCTCCTTGTATTAGTTAATTAACTAATCCTTACTTTAGGTAAGGATTTTTTTTTGTTTTACTAATTGCAGCAGTATATGCAGCCATTGATTCAGATAAATCTAAACCAGCATTATTTTCTGCTACTTCATTAGATTCAGTATCACTTACTTTAACTTTTGGAAAGTATGATTCTTTTAAAGTTTCAACACTTTTTCTAAAGCTTTCAGCATCTGTATACTCAATATTTTCTGCTAAACCTTTAAGTTTATCAACTTCAGTTGCAGCCAAATCAGCAGATACATCATTGATAATATCTGTTCTTATTGATTCTGCAATTTTTTGATTTAACTCAACGTTTTTCTCAATAGATTTGTTAACTTCTTCTTTTAACTTTTCTATCTCAGCAGCTTGATTCTCAATTACGTCATATTTCTCTTGTGGAACATTGATGTAATGAGATTCAAATAAAGATTTAAGACCACCAATAAAATCTTCAGTGATTTCATTTCTTAATCCTTTTTCTATTGCTAATTCGTTTTCTTTCATCCACTCCTCAACAACATAATTTAGATAAGCATCAACTTTTTCAACTATTTCTTCTTTAACAGAAGCAACACCTTCGTTTACTTTAGTTTCGTATTCACTTTCTAAACTTTCAATTTCTTCGACAAGTTTTGCTTTAACAGCAGACTCAAAAATTGTAGCAGCTTTTATTTTGAATTCCTCAGAAAGGTCTTCACCATCAGTTAGAGCAGCAACATCTTCTTTCATGTTCATATCTTTAACTTTATCTTTAGCTGTCATCATTTCTTTCTTAGCTTCTTTTTCTTTGTCAGCTATTTCAGAAACTTCTTTTTTCTTTTCGTCTTCTTCTTTGTCAGCAACTTCTTTAACGTCTTCTTTTTTCTTCTCGTCTTCTTCTTTGTCAGCGACTTCCTTAACATCTTTCTTCTCGTCTTCTTTTTCTTCAGACTTATCGTTTTTCTTGTCAAGGTATTTTTTAAGACCTGCAGGTAACTCACCTTCTTTCATATCTTCTTTATCTTTAGAAGCTTTCATCATCTCTTTTTTTTCATCATCTTTATGAGCTACTTCTTTCATGTCTTCTTTTTCTTTTTCGTCTTTCTTCTCGTCAGCTTCGTAAGCAGCAGCCACAGTTTCTTTTTCTTTGTCTGCTTCTTTTTCTGCTTTTAGAGTAGGCATTGCGTCCGCTGTACCTGCACTTTTTTGTTGTGGGTCACCAGTAATGTGATTAACCCCTTGTGCGAAATCTATTTTTGCGTCTGTCGGCGAAGTAACTGCTTTTGTAATAACTTGTTGTACAGTTGCTTGTAGCGACTTTGCTGGTT